GCGAAGGAGATCAGCGGCTGGCGGCAGTACCCCAGCACGTGCGAGGGCATTTTTTTCCAACATTTTTGAGGCGGGGATGTTTGACAAGTACACCGCCGTGCAACTCGGCGAAATAGCGGCTTTGATTAAAGCAGTATATGATAAGGGTGTGGCCTATGGCCGCGAACATCCGGAATAACTTCAAGAGGCGTGGCTATGTCTGCGCCTCTATCTTTACAAGGAGGTGGTACGCAATGCCGCCATTTAAGGACCTCGCCGGCGAAGAGCACGGCAATTTGATTGTGCTAGGGCTGGCTGACCACAAGTATGTGGTGCCGTCCACCGGGCAAACAAAACTGCTTTGGCGTGTCCAGTGCAAGTTGTGTGGCGCCGTGAAAGACTTGACCGCGACATCTTTTCGGCACAATACCTCCTGCGGTTGCGCCCAGCCCGTCAAAAAATTCCGCACTTGCGCTGTCTGCGGCAAGCGATTCTGGGCGTCGCCCAGCGACAAGGAAGTTTGTTGCAGCATCGCCTGCGGCGTCGAATACAGACGGCAGCGCGGTACTTTGGGGGGTAATCCGTGGAGCTTAAACGCCAAGCTCAAGCGCCGTGCAGACCCTAAAGTGCAGGCGCAAATAAATGCCCTTCAGCCCATTGCAGCAAAGGCCGCAATGGCAATTCCCGAAGGGCAGAGAGGGCCGCAAAATCGAGAGTCGCTGCTCTGGATTTTGATCGACCCGCAAGGCAACTACCACAAAGCCGTGAATTTGACCGACTGGGCGCGCAAAAACAGGCTTTTGTTTTTCGGCCCATCAGTTCCGGAGGATGTGGCTGCGATGCGAATTACGCGCGGGTTTTACGCCATCGCGTCGTCGATGCGTGGAGTTCCAAGCAGGAAAGGCAGGCCGTCCATGTCCTACCACAAATGGCGGTTGGCCGAGCTTCCGCGTGAGCCGTCGGAAACCGACAAAACACACGATAACGAGGAGGTATAACCATGCCGAAGGTCCAAAGAAAATACGAATTCACCGGTGAAACGAAAGAGTTTTCCGGGCACACCCTGCACCGCATCCGCGCAGTGCGGGATTTTGACACCGAATTTTGCCATGTAAAGGTGGGCGACCTGGGCGGCTGGATTGAAAGCGAGAAAAACCTCGACCAAGACTATACCGCATGGGTTGCAGACGAGGCCATGGTTTTCGAGGCTGCGTCGGTCTCTGAAGAGGCGTGTGTGTCCGGTCATGCGCAAGTCTTTGGCGAGGCCATTGTAACAGGTGGCGCAGAAGTCACCGACAACGCCCGCATTTTCGGCACCGCGTTTATACTGGACTCCGTGAAAATTTACGGAGATACCCAATTTTGCGGGGATACGATGGTATCCGGCGCAGTGTATGACCACGGCATCGTGATGCATGCGCCCGAACGGGACGTGAAGTTGTGGTTTATCCGGGAACCGGGTGATGTATGGAATGGCGAATGCTCTCGCGACGCAATCACCGATGACGGGCGTTACATGGAGATCACATGCAAAGCCCCAGACTTAAAGCGAGAACCGGGCGAAAGTGAGGACGAGTACGAGGCCCGCTTGCTTGACGCCACAGAATGGGAAACTCCCGTCCGAGTTACTGACATCCGCAAAGACGGAAAGCGGACTGTCGTTGCAGAAAATGGCAACGCAACATTTTCTCTTCTGCGCTCAGGCATCATCGTATATACCCCAGATGACGACTAATAACAAAAGAGGTCACACCCTTCCGGATGTGGCCTCTTGCTTTTTATTTATCCAGATTCTTCACGGCGGAACGGTGCAGGGCATAAACCCAGTCAATGCTGTACCCGCATTTGTCTGCCACCTGCTGCCACGTGCAGCCGTCCACGTACCGCATTGCAAGCACGGTTCGCTCAGTCCGGCTTTCCAGCTTTTTCAGCGCAGCCGAAATTTCGATCAGCGCGGCCTTTGCCTCTGCCATGGCCTGGTTTGCATCATCGCGTATGGCTTCGATCCGTTCCACCGCCGCTGGGATGTGGTCGCTTGTTCCTCCGCGCCCCAGAGTAGACGACACGCTGGCCGTGCACTTCGTGGCCTGCGTGTTGGCCTCTTCCAGCCGGGCGGTTGCCATGCGGTAGTCGCTCAGCGCGTCCTGATACCGTCGCAGCCATGCTTTACGTTCGTCGTAAGTCACTAGGATCACCTTCTTTCTTCGGCGCTTCGGCCGCAAACAGCTCAATCACCTGCGCCGCCCGTGCCGTCATTTTCGGGATGCACAGCTCAGGGTTTGGCCCCCGATAGTAAGCGCACCCCTTGCAGTCGTCCACCGTGCGGGCCTTTCCGCAGCGCCTCAGAGCGTCCGCTAGTTGTGCAAAAGTGATGTAATCACTCATGCTCGCACCCCTTTTCGCTTTTGTGCATAATCGTCCAGATGCAGCACATCACATTCCAGCAAAACGCCCGGTCATGCGGCTCGTCGTTGTCCCCGCGCCGCCATTTAAGATAGTGCCGTACCGCGCTATCAATGTAGCAATCGACCGGCAGCCCCTTTTCCCAGTTCCTCTCGCCGTACTTCTTGGCTCCCTCTTCCATGTGCTTTGCGACTTCCAGCAGCATGGTGGGTGCATCCCACTTTCTTTCGGAGCAAAACGCTGACACTGCTTGTTTCAGGTGCGCTAACTTTCGACTTTCCATAAAACAATTCATGTGGTACAGTACAGAGCATGGGTTAATGAAGCTCGCTGCCACATCCAACGGCAGCAGGTCGCAACGCCCTTTTCCCTCCGCCATATCCCTAACTGCGCCGGTCTCGTACTCCCGGCGATCTCCGCTGTCTTTAATCATTGCTTGTTCTCCTCCCTCGTCCGTGTTGATGTAATCGCTCATACCTCGCACCTCTTGCCGGTGATCAACACGCTGTACGGCAAGTCCTCAATCCATTTACAAAATTCCGTCCACTCGTCAAGTTTATGGTTTTTGCGCTGCTTGTAGATGTTTGCAAGCACCTCGTAGTTCAGCATAACCGTGCGGCGCTGGTTGTAGCTGCTCGGCAGCAGCTGAATGAGCTGCCACCAGCACTCTTTGCGCCGCTTTTCGGTATAGGCCAGGTCATGCTGCGCCCGCCAGTAGTTGAGATTGTAAATCACCTCTTGCAGTGCAATCGAGCTTGCAATAGTCAAATGCTCGTGGCTAAAATCGGCAAGCTCAAACTGCTTCGAGTGAATCTTGTGCATGGTGCTGCACGAGTTCGCCACCGTCCCAACCTTGTATGTATCGTACTCCTTCCACCAGTACAAGGGGGCCGTTACATCCGCATAAACCACGATCATGCGCCGGTATTTCGCGTGTTCCGGGCCAGCTTCGGCAAGGCGCATCATCAAATCATAGTCGTTCTCGCCCACGCAAAAAGCAGATTTTTCGAGGGCTTCCTTGCATTCAATCGCCGGTTCTTGGATGCCCTCTACCATAGGGCAATTACAGTCCAGGCCATCATGGCAAGGGCAATCATGACTGTCCATTTTGTCCCAGCTGTTGAGCGGGTTCCGCATACCACGAATGGCGTGCTCCCAACCCATAACCTCGGTGTTCTCAATTTTAATCATTGTGCCAGCCTCCCTTCGGCCAGTGGAGCAGCGTCCACAAGCCTACAACAATCATACATAATTCCAGCAGTGCAATAGGCACCGCAATCAGCACCACAAGCGCCGTCAGGGCTTTAATCAGTATCGCTGCCATTGGGTTCCTCCTTGCGTACACCTTCGCTGCAAAAATCATCCTCCCACTTGGTAATATATTCACTGCTAATAGCTGTGCAAATCACCACGTTTTCGCGTAAAACTTCTTTCTCGGCTGCTGTTCGCGGGCGGCTATACCTGCAATCCTTGCAGCGCACCACCGGAACCATGTCCGCGACCGCACTTTCGGGCAGGGAACTAATCGCCGATTTGAAGTCATCCTCCATGATAACCCGGCACAGCCCCTGTCCATCGGATAAGTCTTTTAACTGGATGTGCTTCAACCAATCGACAAGTGCTTCCCGGTCAATGTATTGAGCCATTGTGCGCCTCCTTGTCCAAGCTTCCCCATTGCTCTGCCATAGCTTTGGCGATACCTGGGAAGGTCTTGCTCCTGGATTTTTGCGTTCGCGGGTCGTTCCAACGTAAAATTTTACCGTTTGCATCTGTCGCAAAATTGGCAGATGCTCCCACGCTATAACCGCCTGGCAGGATTTCTCCGGGGTCAACTATTTTTGTTGGAGTTAGTGGTTGCAGATTTTTTAACCACAGGCATGTACCTTTTCGAGCGTGTTCTCCGAACTGAAACGGTTGAATGATACAGTCTGGCTTTCGGAAATGGCTTGACATATATCCAACAGGGTTTTCCACAGCGATTTTCTCAACCGGCGCGTTGATGAAAGCCATAAAGAATGCTGCTGCATCTTCTCGCTCCACAATCCGCTTTCGTGCCTTATCGCCATATTTATCTACGTTAAACCATCTGTTCCCTGAAACGGTTAAATACGTGCAAGGCGGGTGTGCGATCAGCAAATCCCACTTGTCCACAAAGTGCTTTTGTCCGTCCGTCGTCTCAAACTCACCCCCTCGTAACATTTTGAGCGCATCGCCCTGTACATGCCACTCTGGGTGCCCGCCTGACGGCGGCTGAATGTCGCAGCTGTAAGCCTCGTGTCCGCGCTCCCGGAAGGCTTTGCACACCGTCTGCGATTCCTCGCAAGCGATAAGCACCTTCATTTTGTTGTCCTCCTGATAATCCTCTGACCGCGTGAGTTCGTCTCCCACAGGGCCGGTTTGCCGTCTCTAAGCCACGTGCGCACAAAGGCGGCTCTCTCTTCGACGGTGTCAAAACGGGCCTTTTTGAGGCTCCCCAGGTGCCGCCAACTCACCCAAAAGCCCGGCTTCATAAATCGCCTTTTACTCCTCCATTTTTTCAATTATTTCAACGTTCACGCCGTCCCGGCCGTCGTACACAAAACAGTCCTCAAAACCGACGACCCAACGGTTATTATCATTTGGCAAAAATCCCGCGGTTTGCATCCCGTCAAGAATGAACTTTTTGCCAAAGGACACATTGTCCTTGTCTCTTCGTCTCGTCCGCTCATGCCAGATAAAGCGGATTTTAACCGGACCTGTAACGGGTGGCAGCCCCCGAAAGTAGAGGGCCACCGCCTGCGTGTACTCGGCTTTTAACTTGCCTCCCGCGAAGCGGTTCCGGCGGCAAGCGTTTGTGTACTCATTCGCCCCCGGCAGGCGGAAGGGGAGATCAACTGTAATCATTCACCGCTACCTCTTCAAATCGCTGCTGGCTTCCAACGAAATTGAACGGCAAATCGCCGGTAATACCGTCTTTGTTTTTTGCAATGCGAACGGTGTATTTGCCCGTCTCCTTGTCGTTGTGCAGCAGAATGATGTTGTCCGCATCCTGCTCAATCTGGCCGCTGTCGCGCAAGTTTTCCATCGTGGGTAAGTCTCCGGCCCCGGCGCGGTTCAGCTGGCACAACGCCACAACGCAGATTTTGGTTTGCTGGGCAAAGTCGTGCAAATCTTTCGACACCATGGTGGCCCGCTCGTAGCTGTCCTTCCCACGGGAAGGGATAAGTCCCAAATAGTCGATGAAAACCACATCAAACTTCTGCGCTTGCGCGTCCATTTTCAGCCACTGTACACCGCGCCCGTTGGCTTCCACGATTTCAAGCGGGCAAGTGGCAAAGTGGTCAAGCGCCCGCAGCTGAATCTCGTTTGCGTTGTCCATCTGCACCGCATAACGGCGCACACTGTCGTATTGCAACCGCATGATGTTGGTGCAAATTCTCATGCACAGACGCTCTTTTGACGTCTCGTAGCTGTAGTAACCAACGCGCTTGCCGTTCTGCGCGATCTGCCGGGCCACCTGCAAGGTGAATGCCGTCTTGCCGCTGCTGGGCCGTCCGCCAATCACCACGAAGTCACCCGGCCCCCATCCGGTATAGCGGTCAAGCCGCCCGAAACCGGTGGCGAAGTAGGGAGGCCGCCCGCCAGCCATGGCCCGCATGAACCACGTGGCACAATCCATGGCGTTAAAGCGCCCGGTGCTCTGCTTGCCTGCCAGCATATGCGCCAGCTCCTGCGCCGCGCCCTCCACATCATCTTTGGAGCATCCGCTGCTTGCCAGCTTCAGGCCCACCGCCTGCGCCCGCTGCACCAGCGTATGATCTTTCACGGCGGCGATATAAGCCGGGTAGTTGCTGTACGCAATGGGGGCTTCCGCGCACTCTGCAAGCAGCTCATTGCCCATCACAGAGGCCGCGCTCACCGTGTCCAGCTTCCGGTGCCTTGCCCACAGGCTGGCCAGCTTGTCGTACACCTCGCCCAACTCCGGGTCGCTGAAATCCTCCCCGGTGATGGCGTCCAGAATGTACGGCTGGGCCTGCTGGTTGACAAGCAAACAGCCGATGACGGCCTTTTCTGCTTCGATCATGGCAAATATTGCACCTCCCTTCGTTTCTGTTCAGCGGGCATTTCATCCTCCCATGCCATTGCATTCAGCCAAGTTGCTGGGTAGGGGATGTATTGCCCTTTATCCTTTTGCCAATCAGGGCTACGTTTCTGAGCTTCGATTGCTTTCAGGATCACAACCTGTAAAGAGCTATCAGGTTTAAGTTTCTTCCACGCTGATAATGCTTGCCCCTTGCTCTTCTTTTTGGGGTAGGCAGTCCAAAACGCTTCAAACCCCCCGCTGTTTGCGCATACGAGAGTATCTTTAGATACTCGAGTATCTATATTATCTTTTATATTATGGGGTTCACTTTGTGAACCGGGGGGGTTCACTTTGTGAACCGGGGGTACACTTGGAGACGTGTCCCCAAAGGCGTCTGACTGCTGCTGTTCGTAGCGTTCTTCCGGGGTGATCGCCTGGTAGTCGCAAAAGGTCACGCCATTCTGTTCACGGGTTCGCTTTCGCAGCAGGCCTTCGTCCGTCATCTTCTTGAGAAGGGTCAGCATGTATTTCTTCCGGCAGTCGCACCATTCGGCAAGATAACTTGCCGTGCCGGTGAACCACTCGCCGTCCTGCGAGAAGCCAAAGATACATGCATATACCATCAAGGCATTTCCTGTGAGCTTTAAGCGGGATACCATCCATCCCTGAATCACGATGTAATTGTTATCTTTCAAGGCGCTGCCTCCGATTAAAAGGGCAAATCTTCGTTGTCATCAATGACTGCAAAGTCATCCGTCGCCGCTGGCTGGGCAAATTCGCCCGCTGTGGGCTGTTTCGTGCTTCCCGCGTCATTCTTACCGCCGCAGAAGAAAGCCCTGTCAGCGGTCATTTCCCATGCCGTGCGGCGATTGCCGCTGTTGTCGGTGTACTCGCGGCAGTGCATGGAGCCGCAGAGCGCGATCATGTCGCCCTTATGAAACCAGCCGGAAATAAACTCTGCCGTCTTTCTCCATGCAGTCACCCGGAAAAAGTCGGTGTGTTTCTCGCCGTTCCGGCCCTTGGGGCCGTCCACGGCCACGGAAAAAGAGCCTACTGCGTCTCCGGCCTGCGTCTGGCGCATTTCCACGTCGGCGGTCAGGCGGCCCATGATAATAAGCTGATTCATGCTTTTAATCCTCCCGGTAACTCTTACCAAATTCGGAGCGGAAGTCATCCTCGCTCCATCCGTAAAACTCCATTGCGCACTGCTGCGCGAACCATTTCAGGGCGTGGTCGGCCGTGGCGTTGTTGTGCACAGCCGACGGGCCGTCAATGTGGTGGGCGTGGTGGCAAAGGCTCACCCACAGCCCAAGCCGTTTTGATTTGTCTCTATACGGCCCGTAAAAAATCTCGTGTCGGTCTAGCTTGTCACGGTATCCGTTCGCTCTGCAAATGAAACATTCATCCATGTATTCCTGCACAATGCTAGGGGCATACCCGTTCCGGTCAAGCCTTGCGCCGTACTCGCTTGTCAATGCCACGCCTCCTTCAATCTGTCCAGTTCCGCCGGGGTAGCCGTTTCAATGCCCTGTGCCCGGCATTCCTGCACTACCAAATCAATCAAGCGGGCCATCTGGCGGGTGTCGTATGTGCTAGACCCCTGATACAGCACCACGTTCTTGCAGCCCTCCAGTTTGCTGTCGGTCACGTCCGCACACCAGCCGATGCCGTTCTTTTCCCACATCTGCGCTAGCTTGTCCACGGCCTTCTCAAGTCCGCAGTAGGTCTCGCAGTTTCCGCCGACCTCCCGGATCAGCTCTCGGTAAATCTCCGTTTTCGGCTTGCGCAGCACCGCCGCCAGCTTGTCCAGCAGCACCCAGCAGTAGGCGTTTGCGTCAAGGCTCCGGCGCTGGCGGTGCTTGTCAATCTGGATGTCAAGCAGCTGGTCAGGCTCAAAGCCCTGGCATACGTGCAGCAGGTTGCCGATGTGGTCGGGAAATTGGCTGGCCTTGATGCACAGCTTCATGCCTTGTCCTCCGCCTTCTGCGCGGCCCGTTCACAGTAGATGCACAGGCATTTGCCGCGCTTGTGCTTCGTCCAATCGGCCACCTGCGCAGGCGTCATAATCGTGCCGTCGCTCTTCTTTACCGGCTTGATGGGCTGCTTGCATCCCTCACACAAGATGGGCTTCTCCGGGGCAGGTGCGGGGGGCTGCTCGTACTTCGTGCGATCCTGCTGCCAGTAGATATTCGCGGCAGCTCCAAGTGCCTTTGCGGCCACGCTGATTGCATCAGTGAGCGCCATTTTGAAGCACTCGTCAGATGTGTAGGGGCCGTTCTTCTCGACTTTCACGAAGCCGCTGCCGCCCGTTCCGGGGATTCCATGGCTCTCTTCTCCGGCCACCTTATAAAACAGGGTAATGTTGCAGAATGCTGCCACCTCGGGGCCGTTTCCGTGTTCCAGCCATTGCTTGTCGATGGTATACCACCATCCAATACCGCACGGGCCAAAGACTTCTGTGAGGGCTTTAATTCGCCACATGGGGTTGATGTCGCTCATGCCCTTCAACCGGCCCGCATTGATGGGTTTAATTGCTTCCGTGGGGCATTCCCGCAGCTTGTTGTAAATTTCAAGATTTTCCATGTTCCCACCTCACTTGATCTGTACACTCAGGTTTTCCACCAGCGCCACGCCGGGAACGACCTCGCCGCCCTTAATGGCTGCCTTGATCGCGGTCTTGTCGGGGCTGCGCGTGACCTTCTCGGTCATGTACGCAGCGGGGATCGCGGCCTCGTCCAGCACGTTGACCGCGGTTGACTTGCGGAAACTCACGGCGCATTCGTCCGTCACAAACTTCTCGCCGCCCAGCGCATCGGCAAGGTACCGTTTCAGGCTCTCGGCCTTCTTCTGAGCTTGCTTCATCCGCTCGTCAAAAGCGTCGCTCTCGGCCTTGTAAGCCGCCGCAGACGCATTCAGGTTCTTCAGCCACAGTGCCACGTTCTTGATCTTCTGGGTGCGCTCCATCTGAAGGTCTTCGAGCGCGGCCTCGTCCAGCAGCTCGCCGGTCTCGGGGTCGATGCAATCAAGGATGGCCTTGTCGATTTCATACAGATTCATTTTCGGCTTCCTCCTTTTTCTCTTCCAACTCGGGGATTCCTGCACTCTGCGTGTAGTTCTCGATAATCAGCCGCACACGGCCAGCAAAGTTCTTGCAGTTCGGGAGTTTCTCGCTCAGCACCTTGTTCAGGTAAAGGCCGTCGATATACATGCTGTTGTAGCCGAACCAAATAACGCCGGTGCAGTCGATGTCCACCAGAGGCTTAAAAACGTTGTTGTTGTTTTCCATTGTTCTTCTCCTTTACTTGTTTGTCACTCGTTTCCCGCAGCGGTTCACAGCGGGAAGAAATTCGGGTGTCGGCCCCTCGTGGGGCTTGCGAGTCGGCACACATTCGCGGTCGGTATACGGTGTGCGGAAGTTACCACCATGGCACTTCCTTGCGGGCCGCTGGCAGTGCGCACAATCCATATCACACTTCACGGTTCGCCGCCTCCCATCCATGCGCCCAGCCCAGCGGCCAGGCCGATCAAAAAGATTTCTCCGCCCACGGCCCAATATCCCCGCTGTGCGTAAGCCACCGGCACCCAGATGGCCGCAGCCACCAGAGCGCCCATCAGGCCGCTGAAAATGCCACACCAGTTGACGCGGCCCAGGGTATGGGTTACAATGTCCATAGTGCCACGCCGTGCAGGTTTGGCACCCTTCAGGTCGTCCCGGGTTGCAGCCGGGGCGGCCTTTTTATGTACGATGATGTACTGGGTCATCTGTGGAATCCTCCTCAATTCGATCTCTTGGGCAGCAGGATCAGGCTCAGCGGCATCAGGCTGGTGCCCCAGTCTTTGCGGTTCATGGCGGCCACAGCGGCAGTGCCGTCCTCCGCCTGGAATACCGTGGTGAAAACATCGCCATTGCGCTTGTCGTAAACTACAATTGCGTATCTCTGCATGGTGGCCCCCTCCTTCAGCTCGCCCACATTGCCAGCAGCCAGGTGCCCAGCATGAGCACAGCCGCCGGGGCGATATGGGGCTTTTCGTCGGCCGCCACGCAGGCCGCCACATACCAGATAAGAGCGCCCAACCCAAGCCAGGGGCAGATGCTCAGAATCGCATCGATCACTTCACTTCCTCCCACTCGTAGCGCCCTTTGCCAGCGTTACGCCATTGGCCCAGCCCGCGCAGCTTGCCGTAGTCCAGGCACTCCCGCACCATGGCTTCCAGCTTCGGGTCGAGCAACTCAATCTCAAATTCCAACGTGCTGCCCGCCGGGACGCTTTCCGATTTTGCAATGCTGGTACGCGGCCCCATGGGAGTGTCGGCTCGCAAAGAGCGCTCGCAATAGTCCATCTTCATCCCGTTCAGGTCGAAGGGGATTTCACGGGGGGTTACAAAGAGCAACCCGTCAATGGCCTGTTTGTATGCTTTGATGGCGGCACAAGCCTTTCCGCCGGGGTATCCAGCTTTTCCTGCTTTGGCCAGCATCTTGCAACTGTCCTTGAACATTCCTTTTATCTGGTAGTCCCAGATGAATGGGGTGCCGTCTGCCAGCTTCGGGAACACCGTCACACGGTCCTCGGCCTGCTGGGCCTTGATGTTTTCCACCTCCTGAGCGGATAGCTCTTCGTTGGGCGCTTTGCTGGCAATGTACGTGCCCAGCAAATCCTCATTGCTGGGGCTGCTGCCCAGCACCTCTTCAATTGCCGTGATTCTGATTTTCATTGTTCTCCTCCGATTTAAGTTTTTTACATTTGCTTCGCATATCCATCGCATTGCAATCCTTTTCCTCGCCTTGCCGTTGCAGTGCGTTTCCATGCAATCTTTGCAATCTCGATTCCGTTTAATGCGTTGCTATGCCTGGCGAAGCTCATTCCGCCGCAATTCACCTCTGCGCTTTTCCGTCGCAGATCGTAGCTTTTCCGCGGCAACTCGATGCTTTTCCCTTGCTCTGCCCAGCGTAGCTAATCCGCCGCAGGTCACAACACTGCTTTGCCGTAGCGGATCCAATCCTTGCGCTGCCATTGCTCATCTATGCAATTCCGTGGCTGTGCCTTGCACATCCACTCAATGCCGCCGCGAAGCTAGACATTGCCGAGCCTTTGCATAGGTTCTCGGTGCATTGCCGCCGCATTTCAGAGCCATTCAGGCTCAATGGCAACGGGGGGATGCCCGGTCATTTCTTCCAGCCACCGGGCCAGCTTGTGCTTGAAGATTTTCGGCTGAAGCTTTGCCCCGGGGGCGTTCATGGCTACCGCCCACGGGAGACGGCCCGCTTCAATGGCGGCCGCTAGTCCCTTGTTGTCCACCGAAATGTTGTTGGCGCGCAACACTTCGCAGCACTCGGTGATGGTCAAAGTCGGGCGTGTCATTCTGCCCACCTCCTTTAATAAAGGCTGGTCTGTGCGTTGATGTTCTGCACTTGCATGGCGCTGTTGGTGCTGGGCTTCCAGCGCTGGATATAATCCAGTGCTTCGTCATAGCGCTTGCGCGGTACGTTGCACACGCTGTTGACGCGGAACCAATCCTGCACGTCGCGGTTGCACTCGCTGAACAGCTTGCCGCGCACATGGGGGTCAATGTAGGCCGGGGCCGTCTTGCCGCCTAGGGCTTCCACAACCACCCGGCCAACGGCCTTTTTCAGCGTTTGCTGCTGGCCGTAATCCACCGTCATGGTGTTTTCCAGCGCGGTGAGCCGGGCCTCTTGCTTTTGGGTGCGGTCATCCAGAAGGAAGAGCGCCTGCATCTCCTTGCTGAGTTTGGGCATTGTGTAGCTGCCCGTCTTGCGCAGGGTGGGCAGCACCTCGCCGGTCACCCAGCGCTTGAAACGCACCGCGCCTTCCAGCTTGCTGCCAAAAATCAGGCTGTACACACCGCTCTCGTTGATAATAGGCATCTGCTGCTTGCCGCCGGGGGTGTCCATTTCGTTCACCCCTTTGTCGAGGGCATCGACATGGTCACGGATGGCTTTCTGAGGATTGCTGTACCCAAGTGCTGCTGCAATGTCCTTGCCCACGAACCACGGCTCGCCGTTCAGGTCTACCGTGCGGATATCCCCAAACTCGGGGTTGTTGAAAATTTGAATGGAGCTCATACGCTCATACCTCCTTACCATTTACGAGCAGCGCATCCACCGATACGCGGAAGTAGTTCGCAACCTTAATCAGCTGCGAGATGCTGGGACCGTATACGCTGCGTTCCCACTTCCCGATTGAGCCGTTGCTCAGCCCTGCCGCAACTTCAAGTTCCGTGCGGCTCAGACCATGCAATTTGCAAAACTGGTCGATTTTTGAAACATTCACTAGCAATTCTCCTCTCTGGGCTTGAAAATCGCTAGAAAATATGCTACTATGCAGATGTGAAGTACAAAGTGAATAGAATCTAGCGTATGCCCGATATAATATTGTCAGGGGCTTTTGGTTTTGTTTGCCCTGTGCTTTATATTATAGTAGCCAAGTGGCTATTTTTCAATAGTCAATTTTCAATCGCGTAAACATTTGGCTATTTGCACAAAAAGAAAGGTCTTTTTCTATGCGCAATGTGGAGCGAGCTAAAAAAATCGCTGCTGACAAAGGTATCAATATATCTTTTGTGTGCAGAGAGATCGGAAAAAGCAGAGGTTACATCTCTCAAATGCTGACTACCGACAGAGACTTTCCAGATGAACTGCTTTTGCCAGTAGCCAATGCACTAGGTGTTACGGTTGAAGAACTCACCGGCGAAAGCGAGAAAAAAGAAAAACCCAACGCCTTAGATGGCGTTGGGCTGGGTGTACTATTAAAGGAATGCGAAGGGCTGTCCAAGGAAGAGCTGGAAGAAGCCAGGGAAATTCTTGATCGCTTGGATGCAGATAAACTCAATGCTGCCCTGCTGATGCTTCGAGGGCTTGCAGGTAAGCAATGAACTCTTTGAGTTGTTCTCTCGTCAGCTTTCGCATGAGTTCTTCAATTTCTTTTCGCTGTTCGTTCATGATTACCTCACTTCCTTATATAATGGGTGATTACAATGGTTGCTTTTGCTTGGGTTGTTATTATTGCCGGGCTTATCGTGGGCTTTGGAAATCGCGCAGATGAGAAGCGCGAGAACCCATCCGCCAAAGGCATGACGCGCGTACAAAAATGGTCGTTCGGTGCCGTTGCAGTGGCGGCGGTTTATGCCCTCATGATAGCACCGAGTTTAGATACGGGCACATCCGCGCCTGCAACGTCCGTGGAAGATCGTTCTGGCCCCTGCACATACAAAGTCACGGCTGACTTTGAGGAGGAGTGGAACAACTCCGTGGGCCATGACTGGAAGTTTTACGCCACAGTAAACGGGGAGACAATCACCAACAGTGGCGTGGAGATCACCTGCGACGTGGGAGACCGCGTGGATTTGTACTCCCAGTGCGTTGAGCGGGACACATACCCCGATATAGGAGAGGATAACTCCTATATCATTATTGAAGAAGATGATTTATGGAATGCTTTTACTGTGTATAGTGATGTGACGGTAACGGAAGATCGCGGCCGCTTCGCCGGGAACACAGCCGGGATTGCCGTGACGTTTACATTTGAACCTGTAGAATGAAACCATGTACTTGTTGTCCACACAATAGCATAAACTCGCGGCTTTTACCACGTCTAAAATTGCGTAAAAAAAGAGCGTTTCCCGGCATTCGACAGCCGAGAAACGCTCTTTTGGTATTTTTGCACAAAGGAGGATGACATATGTTGTACGATGCAAAGAGGATTGCAGCACTCATGGCACAGGCGAGGGAACGGTCGGGCATTGCGCAAGAGACGCTTGCCGCGCTGCTGCACGTCAGCCCGCGCACGGTGCAGAGATGGGAGCACGGGGAGAAGCCGCCCACACTGGAAGATTTTATAAACTGGTACAGAGCGTTAAGTTTGAACTGGTTTCCAGACGTTCTCCGCCTGGCCCACCCGGAGTTGTACACCGACTTTGACGGCAGCCACGCGGATGTGGAGCAGAGGCGGAACGGGCTGTTTAAATACCTGGCTGATTGCCCGCCGGGGGAGGTTGACAAGCTGGCATTCCTGATCTTCGGCGCGCATGGAAGCGAATGGCCGTCCATGCTGGACGAATACGTTGCAAACGCCCATTGTAGCATGGCCAGCCGGACAGCCGTGTGCAGGCTGATAATTGACAACTACGAGCTGGAATCCATCACCGGCGACTTGGTGGAGCCGGAGAAAGCAAAACCGAACCTGCAAAACCTGCACAGCGCCCACGATGCAGGCAGGCAAGCAGCCCAGATGAAGAAGAACGAGTACACCATGAAGTGAGGTGCAAGCCATGACGTGTGTGAGATGCTCAAGAGACATCCCGGAAGGGGCGCTGTTTTGCCCGTGGTGTGGCAAGCGGCAGACGGCGGCCATGAGACCGAAAGCACGAAGGGCAAAGGGCAACGGCTCCATTGCGCGTCTGCAAGGGCGCAGCTCGCCCTACAAGGCTGTTTACAAGGGGGCCTATATCGGTTGCTATAAAACCAAACAAGACGCAGAAAGGGCCATTCTCGCGGCCTCAGAGCAAGAACCTGATTTGGAGTACCGAAACTACACCATGCAGCAGGTGTATGACGCGGTGGTTTCTGACCGTGCTTTCCGGCAGAACACAGAGAAGTACCGGATTGACGTGGAGTACGCATGGCGTTACATGAAGGAGCTGCACAAGATAAAGGCAATCAACGTGCGGAAAGAAACGCTGGAGGCAATTCTGTTCCGGGCCGAGGATGAAGGCAAATCAAAGTCCCACCAGCACAAGTTGCGCTCGCTTATGCACAAGCTCTGTATGTGGTGTGTGCAGCACGGAATCCACCAGACGGACTACTCCGAGGGGTTGAAACTAACCGCCGATGTGAAGGGCCAGCGGGTGCCGTTTGATGACGACGATTTGCGTTTACTTTATAAGCACCGGCATGAGCGGGTTCCGGGAATCATTTGGTTTCTTTGTTTGAGCGGCTGCCGCATGGCGGACCTTTCAAAGATTGCTCGCAACGATTGCATTGACTTTGAGCGCCACGGCATCTGGTTGGAAGGCTCCAAAACCGCCGCCGGGAAGAACCGGTACATCGTTCTCGACCCCATCACGTGGGACGTTTTTATGCGCTTCTGCGACGCTGCAAAGCCCGGGCAGAAAATCTTTCGCAGCCCGACCGGAAGCGCGTGGAATACCCGAAACTTCCGGGTGCGTGAATTTTACTCCGGGCTGGAAGAAATTGGCGTACAAAACCCGCATCGTTATGTGCCTTACTCTTGCCGCCACACATACGCAAGCATTGCGACTAAAGCGAAGGTGGATAAAGAGGCATTGCAACTTGCCATCGGCCACCAGATCGGCAGTTCCGTTACGGACGATTATTACATTTCACAAGATTCTCACATTTCTGCCGCGATGGAAGAGTTTGCGAAGCTGGCAGATGAAGTAAAACACATCGTCGAGGCCCCTTAAATTTGTTACACTATCCGTTGCACTATGAGCCAAATTGCGTGAAATTGGAATACAACTGTATTCATAGAAACAACAAAAGCACCGTGTAAACAAACGTTACACGGTGCTTTTTTGGTGAGCCATCGGGGATTCGAACCCCGGACACCCTGATTAAAAGTCAGGGTTTTTAGCTATTTTTTCGCGCAAATGCGTTGAACTGTTACTCTATTGTTGCATTATAAGTGCTTTACACGGTCTCGTTCTTCGGCCTTCTTTGCGTCGTTCCACTTGTCCATTGTGCCCACCAGATAGCCGGTGATCCGGCGGATACGCTCAAAGGGGATGTTGCTACCAACGTCCATGTGCTACTCCTTTCTTATCGAGAAGATTTCCAGGTGGAAGAGCTGGCATCCCAGAATGCATCCTTCATGGCCTCGCTCATGTCGCTGTCATTCAGCCATGCACGAGCCTCGCTCTGGTTAATGCCCGTCTTGCCGTCCGTGTTCGCGTACTTCCGGTAGGCAATCCAGTTCATCAGCCCATCAATGCCATACTGATTGTAGATGTCAATGCGCTTTCGCTCTTCGGTGCCGACGGAGAAGTCAGGCACAATGTCCAGAGCCGCAATCTTGCCTGCGGTGCTGTACAGCTCAGGGATAAGCTGCACTTGCTGCTCTTCGTTGTAGCGAGAATCCAGCACGGCTTCTGCCATGTCCTTGCGCAGCTGGCCAGACTGTGTTGCAAAGTCGGTGTACTCTTGCGGCGAAAGCTGGTAGGCGTGCTTTTCCTTGTCAGAAGTCCACGACACTTTCTTTTCAGCGACTTCTGGAATTACGCTGTTGTCGCCAGAGCTGTTGGCCAAATCCAGCACACCCTGCTTCACGGGGTCGTCCGTCGTCTCGGAATAGTAGCCGGGGGAGAACATATTGTATGCCAGCCGCCCGGCAAAACTTCCGCCGGTGTTCGGCTGGGTGTCGCCGAATGCATCAATGTACGGCTGCCCAGTCTCGGACAAGAACGGGATTTTGTTGCGGATTTTGTTTGCCGTGTAGCCGATGTCGGACTCAATGCCGGTCGTGCCGCTGTATGTACTGCGCCGCACGGGGTCAACGCTTCGGGCGACTTGTCCGGCAAGCGTGGGGATTCCCTGAGTTGCATAGCTGCTCAGGGATTGTTTCGCCATGCCGTAAATATAAGGATCCTCGGAGTAGCGCAGAGATTCAAGGTTGTTATTCAAGCCCTGCAAGAAGGACATTTCCAGCAGAGGCTCCAACACTTGTTGAGACGCGGACGCAACGCTATTCAGAGAGGCCCCATCACTTGCAGCCAGCTTTGCATACTCTGCTCCGGCAAACATCGGAATAGCGGCAGCGTTTGCCCAGTCAATGGTGTAGCTGTGCAGCTTCCCGTCGTCGTCCACCAGCTGGAGGCTGTACTCTTGGCGGCCTTCTAGGTTTGCCTTGTCCTTTTCGTCGTCGCTAATTCCGGCAGTGAGCAAGCCCTTCTCGGCCAAAATTCCGCCCAGAGCAAACAACACGCTGCCGGTGACAGAAGCCGCCGCATGGTCAAGCATAAGGTTTACATCACCAGTGCCACGCGCAACCTTTACGCCCTCGGCGGCGGTAGACACGAAGCCCAGCGGGCTATACTGCAAACTCTGCTTCGCCACGTTGATGGGCGTTTTCACAAAGGGCAGCTGGCCTTCTACGATGTCGCCCAGCACACGGGATGCAAAGTTGTCGGAACCTCGCAAGTCGGCCTTGAATTTGGCCACGGCAGAGGCCGTTTTGGACTCCGCATGGTAGGTGTTAATCAACGCCTGTTGGATAGCGTGTGCTCTGGCCTTGTCAAGCAGCGCAAGGCTTTGTGCATCCGTCGCGTCGAAAATGCTTGCATCTGCGCCGTTTGCTTTGAGGTATTGCGCCAACGACCATGCATAGTTGTTTTTCAGGCCAGCAACGCCGAGAACGCCCTTGTTTGTGGCGCTTGCAGCAGAATCCTGAATCCAGTCAATCGCGGCATCCATGGTTTTGTTAATGCCGCGCAGACCTTCCAGTGCGCCGAAAGTACCCTCATAGTCGGAGACTTCCAGAGGGGCGCTTGCTCTTGCAGCCAGACTGTCCAAAGCGGACAGGAACTTGGTTACAATGTTGTTACTATCAGGGGACGCAAGGCTCCGGAAGGTTTCGCGGTGCTGTTGCATATCCCGCGCCAGATTCATGCGCTCACTTGAGCCGGAAAGCTGCCGATAGCTGTTCAGGTCCGCGTCGTTGGCGGAAGCTGCAAGCAACGCACGGCCGTCCTCGGTGAACGGAGTTACAATCGCCGTTGTGCGTTCAACCTTTCCAGGGGCAACTTTGTTAATCATCCACTCCATGGATGCAAGCACAACGTCCTTTGCACGGGCGTTCAGGCCCATCGACACGTTGCCGCCGATGTTTTTCTCGTTTGTACGAGCACTAAGCAACATAGATGTGTAGCGCCATGCGTCCCATGCGTCGCGGAAAGAGCCACTCAGATTTTGCGCTGCAATGGTTGCCACTTCGCTTTCCATCAGCACCCGGTCGCGGCTGTTCACGGGGAGCTGTTCAGCCCGCTCTGCAAGGTCGAGAATTTGCTGGCACTGTTCGGCGGTCAACGGCTGCACGCCGAATTTGGATGCAGCATACGCTTGCACGTCACTTTCATCGTAAACGCCCATGCGCAACAGCTCCAAAAATTGGTCGTGCGTGGACTTGCTTGTTTTGCTTTTCCCATCCCGGATAGCTTTCAGGTTAGAGTCCGCCGCTTCCGATAATGCCCTGGAATACTCATTCATGGCCATTTCGGCGATACGTTGAGCTTGCGTGTCGTCCATGTCGAAAGTGTCTTGAATGCGATCCTGAATTTCCCGGAGGGTAGCCTGTTTATCTCCGCGGCTTTTTTTGACCAGGGCCTTGAAGTCAATCCCCTGGTCTTTGGTGTACTTGGACACAAGTTGCTTTATTGTGTCTTTCCCGTACAAACCGGATTCCCCAGCGTCATCGAAGAATGCTTGCAGGCGGCTGCTCATGTCAGCGTTGTCTTTATACCTTTCGGTAAGCGCTTCCTTTGCCGCTTCCCATACACGCGAGTATGTCTCTTGATTGTCCAACGCGGTTTGCAGCTTTTCCTCAACCGTCAGCTTCGGCTTTTGGGGCCGTGCACCTTTTTCGGTGTCGCTTGTCGCCATCTTGGTCAGCTGGGAAAGCATTTCGCTTTGCACAACGTCCTCAACGCTGGCTTCTTTCCCGTCCGTTACGTGCCGCTTTACGGCAGCCGCCAGCTTGCGGCTCAGTACATCTTCGGCAGAGGGCTGGTTCGTCTCATCCTGCGTTTTTTCTGTCCGCTTGCCACGTTTTGTCGCATTGCCGGGCTGTGCATCCGTGTCTGTGGCCTGCTGCTGCACAGCTTCAATGGCTTTCTGCACCGCGTCATTGGCTTTTTGCGTGGCCGTATCCTCTGCGTTTGCAACGGCCGTCTCCACATCGCCCTTGTATTGGTCGAACTTTCGCTTGTTTTTGCCATTTGCTACACGGTCAACGGCGGTCTTGATGCTCTTCTGCGACTGCATCACGGCGGTTTCCGGAGTGGTAAACTCCTGCGTCATTTGCAGGGCTTGCGCATTCATGGTGTTGGATTCACTAATGCGCTGGGTGAACTTCATCTTCTGGGCAAGGGCCTGCTTGTACGCCTCTCCGCTCTTGTCCATATCACCCAAAGCCGAATCCCACTCGCGTAGTACGCTTCCGGCCAGCGCGGTGTCATCTGCGTCCCACTGCTCTTTGCTGGTCAAGCGGGACACGATTTCGTCACGGCTTTCGGTCTCCATGCTGTTGGCCGCAATTTTCATGCGGTCTGCGTTGCTTACGCGCTCGTGGGTAAACTTTTGCTCGCCGCCTTGATCTCTCTGCACAAGAGGTTGCAGATAATCATTATCGGTGTCGCGCGTCATGTGGCTTTGGCTGGCAACTTCGGGCCGGTCGAATTGCCGTTGTGCCGCGCCTACCGTGTTGGGATGGTCAGCCAAGGTAGGAATTGGCTCTTGCACACTCTGGTTTGCGGTGGGCATGAGTTCTGGAATGTTTCCGTTTTCGGTGGGGGCGGTGAGCAGACTGTCGCGGTATGCCAGCGCCTCGTCGTAGTCGTCGAATACGGGAAGGTTGGCAAGCTCTGCATCGGTCTGCATGTGAAAGCCGCCGTCCGCTTCGTTCATGCCCAATCGTCCCGCGATATCCTGCGCCGTCACGCCGTCGCGCAACTTCAACACATAAACATCCTGCTTTCCGTATGTCCAACCGTCTGGCGCATATTCCTCGTTGAACGGGATTTTCGCAACCGCTTCAAACCCTTTTTTGTTGTATTTTTTTACAAGGCCGATGCCATAGCAATCCAGCTTACGCCCGCCGTTCTCCACGGCGGTTATTAGAAGCGGAGTGACCGCCTGTCTTGCGTCGCTTTTAGGGTTCTTGAATACCGCCTCAATGTCACCGTCTGGTGTAACCAGCACACCAGCCATATTGTCCGCACTCATAAAGGTGCGGGTTCCGGGCTGGCTCAGTTCCTCAACAGTCTTTCCACTCACCATCAGGCCGTGCGGGTTGTTCTGCCGGGCTTCTTCCAGTGCCGACGAAAAGAGCTGAGGGTCACTGGTCGTGTCTCTCAGCTCAAGAGGTGTGGCTCCATTTCGTTCAAGGGCTGCCTGCACTTCTGGTGAATCAGTCAGAAATCCACGTAATACTTGACTTCTTCCAGCGTCGTTCCGCCCTTCCATAGATCCATTGCCAGTTCCCGATCTTCCCCCGTTTTCAGGGTTGCGTAGTAATTCTGGAATTCCTTCTCGTCCTTCTCCGTCCGATTGCGCAATACTTCCGCTCGTTCTTCCATTTCCGTCATAACTCGCACCTCCTGTGTAGGCTTCATTGGTTTCATCATACCCTGTGTTTCCCGCGCTGTCAACGGGCTTCAAATACGGAATTTCATTCTGCGCGCTAGCTTTCAGTGCCTTCCGGGTTTCGCTGCTGGTGTCCGGGAGTGTCACGCCCGTGGCCTCTTCAAACGCCTGCCGCAGTTCGCCGCCGGGTTTCAGCTGGTCAATCTGCTTGTTGGTCAACGTGCCGTTGCGGTATGCGTCCACAATCACGTCAATGGCCGTTTTCGGGGCTGCATCGGGTGCTACCACGCCAAGCTCCGGAATGCCTTCCTGCGTGGCATCGAGCGGCTGCTGTGCGGCGGTTTCAGGGTTAGGCGATACAGATTCAGGTTCGGGGAATACGGAGGTTTCAGGGGCAGGCGATACCGGTTCCGCCTGCTGCACATCCGTGTCCACAGGGGCGTTTCCGTTGGCCAGGGCTTCCGGCCGCACTGATTGCGCCGCCCAGTGCGCCGCCAAGCGCCTGCTGCCCAAGTTCGGCAAGGCTGAAGTTTGCATCCGGGTCTCCGGCCAAAACGTCGAGGCCGTAGTCTGCTGCATACTCAGAGGCTTCCTGCCCGCCTTCGCTGAGAGCTTGACGCGCCATTGCCCGCAGTACGCCGGGGCCGCCGCCCGCAATCAGCTCCGCACCCTGCTCAAGGGGGAGCTTGTTGGTAATGCCGGACACTACGCCGCTCAGGCCACTGCGCAGCACAGCCTGATTCAGGGGAACGCCGCGCTGTTCCAGCTCGTTCTCCCGGTTGCCTGCCGCGCTTACGCCCATGAGGGTGGGAATCAAAACGGGGGCAGCTCTGCCGATTGTACCAACCACGAATCGACCGGTGTTGTCAAGGCCCGCCTGTGCTTTCTGGTTCTGATTTTGTGCGAAGTCCAGCATATCGCTCACAACTTGATTGCGCTCGGGGGTTACTTGATTTTCAGCCCGCACACCCTTTGCGTTTGCAATGCGGTCAAGCACCTGCTGGAATTCAGGCGTAGCGACAGGGCCGTCCGGGGTGTCGGTGTAGGCCCGGCCCATCTGAATGAGAGCGTCCCGTTGCTCGTTGGCTTCTTGCAGGTCGTCCGATGCTGCCTCATACTCCGGGATGTCCATGCTTGCAGACTGGCCACGGATTGCGCGGGCCGTGGCATCGCCCATGTTCGCCAAGCCAGCAGCAAAACCGGAGACTGCACCAAGTCCAGTTGCGCCTGCACGGCCAGCCAAAGAGTCCACGCCCAACGCGGTGGCATAGGTGTCATGCTGGTTTTGCAGTTGCCGGTATTCTCGGGTTTTGGTCTTTCCCTGCTTTTGCAGCTCCCGCATCCGCTGGTTTGTGGCGGTCAGACGTGCATCCAGCTCCTGTGTCGTGAAGTTCTGTTTTGCCACAGAGGCCCGTGCTTTGGTTCTGGATTTTTGCTTTGCTGCCGTTGCTTGCGGGGTTTGGACACCACCTAAATCCACACTATCTTCGGCAGACACGCCGCCACGCGCCTTCTGCATCTGCTTATAGGCGGAAGCGCCTTTTGCAAAACCTTTCACGCCAGCGGCAAGCCGTTGCGAAAGGCTTTTCTTTGTGGCACTGCCTTTCCTTTCAGGTGCAAAGGTTCTGCTTGCGGCGGTAAGGCTGGAAATACCGGCAGTGTCTCCGACGTTCTCCTTGATGCGCTCGCGGGTGTTCGCATCTTGAGTTTCTTTTCTTTCTTGCAGGGCCACCCGCGTTTTGGCCATTTCTTCCAGCTCTGAATCCAGTGCTTTAAGCTCTTCCTTCTTCAGCTTCTTGCTCTTTGTGGTGGAAGAGGATGCTTTTTTCGCCGCACTTGCGGCTGCCCTTGCTTCTTTTTCTGCTGCTGCCTGGGCTGCCTTCGCTTCCTTCTCGCGCTGTACTTCAACGGCTGCCAGCTGCTTTGTGTAGGCCGTTGTAAAGCTGTTGGCGATGTCTCCATAGTCGGGCAGAGTTGTGGGCGCCGCGTTCATGGCTTGCTGGCCGGTGTACCGGGCGCTGCTCATGCCCGTTTTGCCGCTGTTTATGGCGTTCTGCTGGGCCTTTGCATAGTTTTTAAGGTAGGCGTTCAGAAACGCTTCCTGATCAGAATAGGGCATGGAGTCCTCCTTATTTCAAAAAATCCCGGCCGTGTTTCAGGCCGGGCGGAGAATGAAATCAGTTGTAATAGTCCTCGTCGTCGTAACCCATCAGCTTACGCAGCCATGCGCTTACGTTGCCAGCGTTGCCGCCGCCTCCCTGCGTGATGTTTACGCTTGCAGGGGTGTTAGTGGCCACAAGGTTTGCCAGCGTGGGGGCAAGGTTGGAGAGTTGCGCAGCGTCTCCGCTGGCCCGCTGGGCTTCCAACTGTGCAAGGTTGTTTTGGTAGGTGTTCTGCAAGCTGGCCAGTTGCTTCAATCGCTCGGTTTCAAGCTGGTTGCGGGCGTTTCCGTAGTTGTTGTTCATGCTCGCCAGAGTGGTTTCCGACGCTCCACCGTTCAGGCCCTGAGCGCTCATCTGCTGGGGCAGGTTGCGGAGGGTCTGCATTTTGTTGATGTAAGCTTGTTTCAGCGCGTCATTGGTGGTGTCGGTCAGCTGATTTGTGGCAAAGCTGAGGTTTTCCTTCTGGGCTGCCGCTGCCTTTTGATACGCTGCTTCCCGCTGTCGCCGCTGTTCTGCCATGATAGAGGCCAATGCATCTGCATATGCGTCTGCATAGCTGGGGCCACTGGAAGCGGGTGCGGCCTGAACGGCAGGTGCAGAATAAGAGGACCTGCCAGACGAAGAACCGCCGCTGCTTCCGGAGTACTGCTTTCGCACAGAGGCAGCATTCGCCGCGTTGTTGCCCACGCTCCATCCGCTGTTGTTGTACATTTTTCGAGCGCCGCCTTGTTCGGCAGCCTGCTTATTATAGTCACGCTCCAGGCTTATAAGCTTTCTTGCCATATTCCCATCCTTTCTAGATAAAAAAGCTCCAAGGATTTCTCCTCAGAGCTTGTTGTCAGGAAAACGCTTCTCCGATTTCCT